CGGCAATCTGTGTCTGTGCAAACAAAACTTCCGGAAAATCAAAAGAATATCCGACCGAAGTCGGACTCCATGTGATGTCTCCAATTCTGAAATTCCGTGAAAGTAGATGACTAGGTTCCTGCGCAGGATAAGGGTTTGCAATCAAGCTATGTACTGCAATCATGCTTCCCCTTTCCGGCTCAAAAACTTCATTTTCCGCTTCCGTGAAGGTTGTTAATTCTTGTTGGTGTGAAATTGTAGCTTCCACATGCTCTGTTAAAGGTGCTGTTGAATCTGCTCCCCAGTTTTCCATTAGGGACGGTGACGAGGAAATCTCCGTGCCAAGGATCATCTTTACCTCTATAGCCAGCAATATCAAGAGAAGGACGAGAAGACTTCTCAGGATAAGATCATAGCAGTGAGAGGGTGGTTTAACGTCGCGCCCGGGACGGGTTCCAAATTGGCCTAAGCAACTCATTGTGAATAGGAATTATCGACCCAAAGTGCATGGATGGTCGAATATTCCCGAGTATACACCCAGGCCGGATTCAGCTTGTAGAGAAAACGGTTAAGGATCTCCTTTTGCTCTTCAAACTTTTCTTTTCCGTGAAAAAACCATTCATTTATTGCTCCATGAATGTTTAACATCGTCTGATGCTCGACCGAGTTTGCGTCATTACGCGTAACCCAGCAGGTCATCATCTGAATTGTTTTTGGCTCTAAGGGACAGAGCACATTTGGTCCTTCACGACGGAACTTTCTCTTCAAGTACTCTATCTCTTCGACAGAGCATTCCTCCTTGAGAGTTGGACTTTTATCGGGATTAGTGATCTCCCAATCAAAATAACGCTTTGCAAAAGAGGCAAAGGTGATAGTATTGTAACAGCGAAAAATCTGATCGTGCACAGTTCTCGCGTTGTCATCACCATTAAACACAGTCCTCACAAATGAATCATAATGCTCCTTAAATTGAACAGGAACAATACGCTTGTAAGCAACTCTGTTACTTGCCGAATTCCAAGCAGTGTTAAGACCAGCAGTAATCAAAGTGCCAGAGGGCATCCAATCACCAAGATAAACAATCTTTCCGTTGATGTGCCAACAAGAAAGAGCTGATCTAACGCAGGCTCTTATTTGACGAGCCCAAAATGCATCCGCTTTGCACACCAGAATAACTTCTTGATCGAATTTTTCTGATGCAACATAAGGCATATGCATATCCCATTCTTTAACATCGTCACAGGAGAAATGGGATTCATCTCCAAATTTGGTAAGCGCTTCAAAAAGCATCTTCCATTCGTTCGAGAACACATTCATTCCCAAAGTACTATCATTTTGTGCAGGGGTCTTTTCCATACGCGCAAAGAATGCGCCCAGAAACATTCGACACCGCACTGCGTGCGATTTGCTAACATTTACGAAGATACGGGTCTCTCCGTTTGTCACTCGTTCAACCGAACGCAACTCGTCTTTAAGACAATCTGTGCCGATACATGGAGGATAACAATTCTCCTCGGCTACCATCTTTATCTCTCGCTCCACCAAATCTCTGAAATCCGGGTTAATCCACGCAGGTTCATGCGTGAACAACTCACTACATTTCATTCCTTGTGCTAAAGGCCCAGCACTAGTAGAAGTTTCCATAGAATGGAAATTCCCCCACTCAGGAATGCCATGTATA